TGGCCCGGAACTTGCCCATCGACAGGACGTTCTTCCGCCAGAACGTGTTGCCTTGGGCCCAGCGGATCAGGTTCTCCGCCTTCGCCGGTTCGCGGCCGTCAAGGTCGATCATGCGCCGGCACTCATCTGTCCACGTCTTGGTGATCTCCGGGCGGAGGGAGCCATTGCCTTCGATCAGGTCAGCCAGGACCGTGCAGAGCTGATTCACGTCTTCCCGGATCTCGCTTGAAGAAGCTTTAGCTTCTTCTTTAGGGGTCGGGTCGGGTCGGGTCGGGTCGGGGTGTTCGGACTCCTGCTGGTGTCCCTCCGTCTGTCCCGAATCTGTCCCGCTGGTGTCCCGCTGGGACTTCCTGTAATTAGCCTTCCGGATCCGCTCCTTCTCGCGGTTTTCTTCAAGCTCGGCCTTTGTCGGCTGATACTTGCTCCAATTCCGGTAGACCCAGCCGGGCAACTGAGGATCGTCGGAGACTGCCGACAGGATCCCGACAGGATCCTTGGAGGATGCCGGTACGATCTCCCAAAGACCGGCCTGCACGAGCTGGTTAGCGACGCCGGGGGTGCCGCACAGCTCTTCCAGGACGTACTCGGGGATGAATCCGTCCGTCTCTTCCTTAGCGCTCCACGTGCCCGCCAGCGCCCACAGCCCGACGGCCTGCAGCCGGTAGCGGCGCGGGATCCGCAGGACCGGCTTCGAGTTCGCGAAGCCGTCGTCCATCTTGAACCATGCCATCAGGCGGCCGCCTTTGCTGTCCGGTAGCCGCGGTGCCGTTCGGTGTGCGCGGCACGGCAGGGCACGCACGTCGGGGTGCCGGCGCGCAGGTGCCGCTGATACCCCTGGGGGGTGCCGCAGTGCCCGGGGCTGAACCGGCCGTCGGGACGTATTACGGGTTCCTTGGGGTTCGCTGCACGCCAGGCCCGGTGATAGGCGGAGTTCGCTGCCCGGCACGCGTCGCAGACGTCCGTGCCGTAGCGGCGGTGCTGCTTGTAACCGGCGTGGGTGCCGCACTTGGAAGGGTCGAACACGCGGGGCCGGGGGACCGGGACACGGGCGGGGCGGGGCTTGACAGGGGCCGGGGTGAGCTTGACGGGCGCCGGGGTGGTGTCGCGCTGTTCGGGCTTGCCGTCCCATTTGTATCCGGCCATTACGCTGCATCCCGGTTCAGGAGGGTGTGGGCGCTGGAGCGGGTGGTGCCGAGGGCGTCCCCGAGGGCCTGGTATGTGGCGCCGTTGTCGTGGGCGACCCGGGCGGCGCGTTTGCGGAGGGCGCGGATCGTTTCGTACAGGTCGGACACGTCGCGGAGGATCGTGAGCGAATCGTCGGGTATTGCGGGCGCGGCAGCATTGACGTTATTGTTGTGCATTGAGACCATTCCTAGGTTTGATGGTTAGGCCCGCCGACATTCCCGTGTCGAGCGGGCCTTTTCTTGTTTGAAGACTCTTACAGTCTACCGCAGAGTTCCCTAGTGTTACTCACTTATTGCCTAATGACACGCCGGTAATTTACTTAGTTCCCGTGTCGAGTTACCTACTCATCCCGGGCACGCAAAAGGACCCGCCCGGCGTGATGCCGAACGGGTCCCAGGTGGTGCGGGGTCTAGAAGGGGGGCGAGTTGTCCGCGCCGCCGAGGCCGCCGCCTGCGGGCGCCTGGCCCCAGGTGTCGGCCTGCGCCGGCTGGTTGCCCCAGTTGCCCTGCGCCTGCCCGCCCGTGTTGCCGCCGCCGTTGCCGGAGCGCTGTGTCCGGTTGACCTTCGCGTTCGCGTACTTCAGGGACGGGCCGATCTCGTCGACCTCCAGCTCAATCACGGTGCGCTTCTCGCCCTCTTTGGTTTCGTAGGACCGCGACTTCAAGCGGCCCTCGATGAGCACGCGCATGCCCTTCGTCAGCGATTCTGCGACATTCTCCGCCGCCTCGCGCCACACTGAGCACCGCAGGAACAGGGTCTCCCCGTCCTTCCACTCGTTGGATGCCTTATCGAACGTGCGCGGGGTGGACGCGATGGTGAAGTTTGCGACCGCGGCGCCTGCCGGGGTGAAGCGGAGCTCGGGATCTCCGGTGAGGTTCCCAATGATGTTGAGGGTAGTTTCGTTCGCCATGGTTACGCTGCTTCTTTCGTGAGGGTGTATTTGCTGAGGTTGTCGGGGTGGAAACCTTGCCAGTGCAGGTCGGTTTCCGGGGTGCGGCCGGAGACGACGACGACGGGGACGCCTTCATAGCCGAGGGCCTTGATCGCGGCTAGGTCCGCCGGCGAGGTCGTGATGTCCACCGTCTGGTAGTCGACGTCGCGGTTATCCAGCCACCGCTTCGTGGCACGGCATGGCTGGCATCCCGGTTTGGTGTAGAGGGTGATCATGCTGCTTTCCGTTCTGTGGTGGTGCGGTTGTAGATGTTGTCGATCAGGTTCCAGGTGCCCGTCGCGAGGTCGAAGAACGGGGTGTCTTCCGGTGAGTCCCAGCGGGATAGCTTCCACCCGTATTTCCGCGCCCTTGTCGCCCACGTCTGGTTGGACTCGATCAGGCCGTTGGCGGATGAGCACATGACGATGACGTTCGCGGGCCGGTCGAGGGTCTTGGATCCGCCCATGCCGCGGTTGATGCGGTGCTGGGGTACGAACGTGTCCTCCCGGCCCACGCACCCGCAGGGGCAGTGCATGTCGCGAGCGAGGTACAAGGCAAATTGCCGGCCGTTCATGCCATGCCCCGATGTGCGCGGCAGGTGACGATGAAGTTGTAAGGGTTCGCCGCCACTTCATCCGCCTCTGCGGGGGTTAGCTCCCGGACGACGATGCCGCAAAGCTCGCATTCCAGAACTGGTTTCCGACTCATGCCGCCATCGCCTGCCCGGCCGGCTGAGCGGCCCACTCGGAGCGGATGGCGGAGTTGAGGGAGCGGCCGATGTCGAGCCGGTCCCGGAGGACCCGGATGGACTCCCGCGCCGCCCGGAGAACCTGGTCGGCGATCTCGACGTCCAGCTTCTGCGTCTCCGTCGCAAGGATGGCCGTCTGCTTCCGCAACCCCTCAGCGCCCGTCGCCGCGATGAACGCCCGGGCGTAGGCCACCTCGTACCGGGACCGTGCCCGGACCGCCGCGTCGTCAAGGTCCCGGATCTCGACCTGCTTCGCGTCCAACTGCCGGCCGAGGTTCGCGAGTTCGAGGATGACCTGATTGGTGGTGGGGGTGCTCACGGCGTGGCCTCCAATGCGGTGATGTGTTCGGGCAGGACGTGGACGGGTGTGCGGTTGATGTCGAAGGCGACCTTGTAGGCGCGGGTGGTGCCGTGGTCCATCCAGCAGGATGGCTCATCGGAACCGTTGTAGTAGGTGCCGCCCTGCTGGAGGGTGGCGCGCTGGATGATGACGCCTTCCCCGGCGGCCTTGACGCTGGAGTACTTCAGCATGGACAGGCCGGAGTGCAGGTGTTCCCGGGCGAACGTCTCCGGCACCCACAGCCGCCAGTCCAGGTCCCGGAACGTGGCTCCGCCCCGGGACCGGGAGATGCCCATGAGGTCCAGCGCCGACTGCAGCAGATCTTCTGACCGCGGGGCGTTGTACCCGGAGTAGGTGTGGATGCTGACCCGGACCAGCCGGTCGGAGTACTTCACGCGCTGGCCCAGCTTGAACTCGCTCACGCTGCGGCCTCCTGTCGTGCGGGTTCGATCTGGGGCAGGACGGTCCCGGCGGCGAGGTCGTTTAACTCGCCCCGGACGTACGCGGTCGCGATCTTCTCCCGCCCCCCGGGGGCGTAGGTGACGGTGAACGATGACGGGCCCTTGCCCGGGACACGCCGCACGCCGGGGATGGCCTCGCCGGTTTCGACGTCGATGAGCTCCCCGTCGTCACCCTCAATGGCGGACTTGATCTTCGCGGCGAGCCAGGACGGCCGGACCCGCTTCACATCACGGGCCGGGACCGCCGGGACGTGTTCGACGTCGATCCCGTCGTTCTGCTCGGCCCATTCGAACAGGGCCGCCTCGTCCACCGTCTTATCGGACGGCTTGCCTTCGGGGAGGGTGATGGAGCCGATCTTCGTCCCGTCCGGGAGGGTGATGGCGAACGATTTCGTCCCCTCGTCCTCGTAGCGTTCGAGCAACTGCTCAAGGTGCTGGGTCCGGGCGTCGGCCAGGAACGCGCCGAGCGCGTCGTAATAGGCTTTGATGAGCGCGATGCGCTGGTTGTCGGTCTTGATGCTCACGATGGTCCCCCTATGACCTAGCGGCCAGCGCGATGCCGGCCGTCTTGATGGCTTCGATGATGGTGGTGTCGGCGTTCATGCCCTCTGCCTTCTGGAGAAGGTCCAAGAGCATGTCGCGGCTGTTCCTGGCGTTGCCGATGAGTTCGGCCCAGTTGGGCTGTTCGTGACGTCGGGCAGCGAGGGCCTGCGCCCCGGCGTCACCGGCCGGCGCTGCCATGCGCGGTGCGTCCTCGCGGCCCTTCTCTTCGGCGGCGTCGTGCAGGTCGCCCTTGTGCCAGAGATCCAGTGCGGCGCCGAAGCGCATCCCGGCGTTGCGGAGCGCGTCACCGATCGCTTCCTTCACGGCGTTGGCGCCTCGCTTGCCCTGCGCGTCCCCGTATCCGAGGCGGGTCACGCCGCAGATGGACAGCTTGATCCACAGGCCGCCGTCCTTGTCGAACGCGGGCAGCCCGTCCGGGCCGGTTGCCATCGGCTCCCAGGACCATTCCGGGTCCACTTCCAGCAAACGGTCGGTGAGGGCGGCGTGCCCGACGTAGTCCAGGTGCACGGCGGGCATCCCGTGGTAGCCGCCGCACTCCCGGCAGTTCGAGCGCGGGGAGTCGGACTTGTAGGGCTTGGGGAGTTTGTTGATCTGGTGCGGCTCGAACGGTTCGCGGAGCCGGGCCAGTCCTGTCGTCTTTTCGGCAGTCACTTGGCGGCCTCGTCTTTCTTCGGGGTGGCGATGCCCTCGGCAGTGAGGTAGTCCGACCACTTGAAGTTATGGCTCGGGAACGTCCCGTCTTCGAGGTACTTCAGGTACGCCTCCTCGCCGCGATCCCAATCGGCCTGGGCGGTGGCGAGCTTGGCGTCAAGTTCTTCCGCGGTGAGAACCGTCATGATGTCGCCGCCCTTGATGCTCATGCCGAGGCGTTGCGCTTCGACCAGTGCGGCGGTGAGGTGCTGGCCGACAGTGGGGTGTTCGAGCATCGCGTCTCCGCCATAGATGTTGGCGATCGTCAAACCCTTGCGGTCGTAGTTGGAAAGGTCATCGTGGCTGGACGGTCGTGTCATTTTCGGAGGTCCTGTCGTTCTTGCCACGCGGCGATGCGGGCTTGGGATGGGTTGACGTATCCGGAGGTCACGGCCTCGCGGGTGTCGGGGGTGGGGTCGGTGTGGCCGGGGCAGTAGCAGACGTCCAGCCGGCACGTGTCGCAGCGGTACAGGCCGCCGCAGTAGCAGTTCACAGTCCGAGCCTTTCGTCGTCACGGGCGCACCAGGCGCAGGGGCTGCGGCGGCGGATCCGGCGGCTCAGGGCGGCCTGCGCCCGCTTCTCCGCGGCGGCATCGGCACGGTCCGCGGCGAGGGCCCAGGCGAGCCAGACGCCGGCGCCGATCGTGGCGAGCATCAGGATAAAGACGTTCATGACTGGGTCTTCTTCGCTTCGTCGTGGTGGATGTAGTTCTTCCCCGAGATGATGGCGATCCGGCTCAGTGCCCGGACCTCGCTTATTTCGCCCTTAAACCATTCGCCCAGTACGGCGTTGATCTCGGTCATGGCGTCGTGGTCGTTCATGAGAGCTCCCAGCGGGTCTTGACGGTGCCAAGGGTGAGGGAGGTTTCCCAGAACATCGTCAACAGCAGGGAGTCGCGGAGGTGTCCGGTGTTGTCCACGGTGCCGGCGTTGTTCACGGTCAGCAGCGGGTGGGTGCCGGCGTCGATCTGGCGCAGTTCCCGGGCGTAGGAGACGAGGCCGTCGACGTCGCACCACTTCAGGTCCGTGTCGGTCAGCCAGGACAGGCGGCGGGTGAGGGTCTGCAGCTCTTCTTCGGACGGGCCGTGGAGGCTCATCTCGCCGGCGAAGTGGTTGATCTCGGCGAAGACGATGCGGGCGGCGAGGTCCTTGTCGAACAGGTAGGGGGTCCGGGTAGACTCTAGAAATGTCGTCACTGTGGTTCCAATCGCTAGTGATGGTGTCGAGGTCCGGGAGTTACCGCTTCCGGGCCTCTCTTTGTTGCTATGGGAACAGCCTACATGATGTTCCGTACTGTTCCATACATTTACGGGAAAAAAGGCAAAAAAAATATAAGCGAGCCGCCGAACAGTACGGAAGTTCCTCACAGTTGCTCCCACACGCCGACCGGGCGGCGCTCCACCACATACACGCCCGGGTGCGCCTCGACCCACGCCAGCGCCTGGCCCTCCGTGTTGAAGCCGACCTCCGCCGTCACGTCCCCGTCCATCACCGCGAACTCCCACCCCGCCGCCTTGACCCAGCCCAGCCGGAGCATCGCCCCGACGGCGGCCGTGGCCTGGAGGTCCAGCAGGTGATCCGGGGACCCCGCCGCGGACTCGGAGTCGTTGATCGCCTGACGGACCGCCGCGTGCAGCTCATCCTCCGGAGTCACGACGCCACCCCGAATAGGTCAAGGGTGTCTTGGGAGAGTCTTTTGGCGATCTCCTCGCAGTGCTTTTCTTCCAGCTCCACACCGACCACTTGGCGGCGAAGGATCCGTGCGGCGATCAAGGTAGCGCCGGATCCGGCGAACGGGTCAGCTATGGCACCGGGCGGGCACTTGGCGATCAAAAGCTCCATGAGGCCTGGTGGCTTCGGCGTGGGATGGTTCGGGCGGTCCGCGTCCTGAGAGTTGTATGGCTTGACCTTGTACACCGAGCTCTCACGCTTGCCGTGAAATCCCTTGCCGATTACATATATCTCCTCGAACGATGGGCCCCACGGCAAGTCAATCGCACCCATCCCGGGGCCGTTCTCGGACTTGTCCCAGATAAGGACCTGACGCGTCCCCGCCGGGCGCTCAATTGACCACTTGCCGAACACGATAGCGGGACCGCCGTCCCACGCGGTCAGGGCAGCGTCACGGATCGACGTGTCCCCGTCCCCTGCGATTCGCGCATGGGTAGATCCGTCAGAGCGTCCGCGACGTCCGCCGAACCCGCTGTAGGCCATCCCGTACGGCGGGTCGGTGACAAGGACGCCCGCGTCCAACCATTCGCGGTGTTCGGTCAGGCAGTTGCCGTGGTAGAGCGTCACGAAATCATCGGAGTAGTAGAGGCTCATCGGGTTACCTCGTCGTAGTGGGGGAGTATGGCGAACCTGAGTAGGGTCTGGGTGCGGGCGCCCTCGACGTGCGGCCCGTGGATGCCGGTCACGGCGGCGGACCTCGCCCACTCGGCCAGTAGTTCCTGACGTGTGAAGCGCTTCATCGTGAGGCCCTCGGCTGTTTCTTCCGGTAGTCCTCAACATCGGCCCACGGGATCCGGATGTGGTTGGACTGGTTCCCGCGCCCGGTCTTGTACGCGTTGGGGAAGTCCCCGCCGCGGGTCATGGTCCGGACCGTTTCGGGGTGCAGGCCGAGATGCTCGGCGACCTCGGACACCTTCGCGTCACTCATGCTGTTACCTCCTGGGGGATGGATCGGGCGAACTCGGCAGCGTCACGGATGGCGTCCTCGAAGCTCGTCCACGTCGCGGTGGTGGATGGGGTCTTGACGTACCAAAACCTGTGAGACGGGACCTGCACGAGGCAGCAGTCGTCTTTACACTGGAAGACGCGGACCGGGCGGCGCCTCATGCCGCCACCTGCCAGACACGGCAGAGCCCGTTCTTACGTCCGGGGCGGCGGGACTCGATGAACCCGACACGCCGGATCACGCCGTCCGTTGCGGCCTGCCGGAACAGCGGGCCCCATTGGTTCGCATGGGGAGGGTTCCGGAGGTCCGCTTCTGTCAGGTCGTACGCCGTGAACGGCTTCCCCTGCCGTGCTACCCGTTCGAGGGCGTCCCGGGCGTCCGCCTCCCAGTCGAGGTCGTCCAGCACCGCGGCCCTCATGCCGTCGCCCCGAACATCTTGGCCTTCTGCTCATCCGTGAGGCGGGCGCCCTTGTGCCAGCAGCCGCGATCATCGAGCCACCACTTAGCCTCAGCGGGCGCGGTGGACGGGTCCGTGTGGAAGTAGCGGCCGGACTCGTCCCGTGTCAGGTGGGCGTCGAAGGTGGCGAGGCCGATGAACGTCTCGCAACAGTTTGCGCAGTGTCCAGCGCTGTCGCCGCCGGGGAAGGACTTCCCGCATTTCGGGTGTACTGCCTTGCTCATGATGCTTTCCTCCTGCTGTAGTCGGTGATGTCGTCTTCGGTGCGCTGGTGGCGGGCCTGGGTGATGATGTGGGCGAGTTCGTCCGGGGTCAGGGGTGTGTAGCGGAGCTTCTGCCCGGCGGTCGGGGAGCCTGTGACGCCGCGGGGGATGGGCTGGGTGGACATGTTCCGCCGGGTAGCGCGCCGCTGCGGCTCACTCACCGGAGGGCTCCAGTGCGGCGGCGATGGCAGCGCGGAGTTCCCCAGACGCATGGTCCAGCACGGTGCCTTCCTCGTCGGGGCCGTGCCCTTCCTGCCACGCGCCCCAGCCGAACTCGCCCTTATAGCGCCACTTCTCGGCCAGTGCCTCTACGGCGTGGACGGCGGCGAGCAGGCGAGCACGGTCCTGCGGGGCATGAAGTCCCGGAGTGCCATGCTCGGCGTAGGCCTTCGCTCGCGCTTGGATGCCGTCAAGGGCGCTCATGGTCCGACCTTCACGGCGGGCTTGCGGATCTTGTCCGGATCGATTGCCAGGTATCGGGCGACCTTGATTAGCTTCGCGTCCGGGATCGGCATGGACCCGGATTCGATGCGGGCGATGCTGTGGTGGTGCTTGTAGCCGGCGGCCGTGGCGAGCTCTTCCTGGGTCATGGCCTTGTTGATCCGTAACTGGCGAATGATGCGGCCGGTCTTCACGGGGTCGGTGTCGTTGTGTGTGCGCGGGATGAACCTTCGCGGCTTCTTTGTAGTGGTCATGAAAGGAACTCTACTGAACAATAGGGAACTTAGCAACGCACCACGCGGAACACTACGAAAATCGCATATGAACTACAAGAATGTAAGATTCGAACATACTTTCGAATAGGTAGTCAGTTCCGCAAATACGGGTACTGTTCCGGGATAAACGCTACTTGTAAGCCGAACTTCCGTAAGACACGATGTGGAGGTGAAAGACGCAGAAGCACTCGAAATCATCGGCGCCCTCATCAAAGAGGGCCGCCTCCACAAAGACCTCCGGCAGCTCCCGTTCGCCAAGTTCGCCGAGGTCGACCCGAAGACGCTCGCGTCCATGGAAAAAGGCACCCGCGTCGCGTGGGAAACCAACCAGCGCAAGGTCGAAAAGGCTCTCGGCTGGCGTGCAGGTTCCATACAGGAAGTTCTCGATAACGCGGCGGACACCCCGAGGGAATCCGTGACGCTCGCCTCGATGCAGGAGGGCGCCGGCGAGGCGTCCTGGCAGGACCTCGATAAGGAGATAAACGGAGCGCCGGAACAGCCCGTAACACGGGCAAGCCAGTTGACCGACGAGGAACTGCTCGCCGAGCTTTCATATCGATTCCGTAACTATAAAAACAGGTTTCTCGGTGAATCGTAGAGGATCCTGCGGGCTTCACAGGTACAGCACATACCTCTGACAAATTATGGAACAGTGCGGAACCGTGTAGCCTGTCACTCGTCACCACATCGGCGACGATTTCAGAGCAAGGGCACCATACCGATGTTGAAAGAAAAGCCCCTGGGGG